GAGCTGTTGGAGTTGATGCGAAAGGAAGGCCTGTGACCTGGGCGCGCTTCGATGACGCTTCGGCGTCGCACCCCAAGGCTCGAGTGGCCGGCAACGAAGCTTGGGCTCTTTGGGTGGCCTCCGTCGTCTACTGCAACAAGTACCTGACAGACGGCTTCGTTCCTCTGGCGGCGCTAGCCACGGACTGCCTACCTGAGCCCATCCCTATGGCGAAAGCCAAGAAGCTCGCCGAGAAGCTCTGCGAGGCTCGCCTGCGACCCAATGGCCCCGGTCTCTTCATTCGAGCTGACGGCGGATACATGGTTCATGACTTCCTCGATTGGAACGAGTCGAAGGCGGACGTGGAGGCCAAACGGAAGCGCGACCGCGATCGCAAGCGAGGCAAGAAGGATTCCGGGCCGGATTCCTCAGGGTCTCCGGAGGATATTCCGCGCGGAAACACAGGTGGACAGCGCGCGGATTCCGCGGCCCATAAGGTACGGCACGGTACGGTTGGTAGTGTTGTTGTTCAGGGAGGGGGTCCAGGGGGGACCCAGCTTCGTTCTCTCGACCCTGATGAGCCGACGGAGCTGGTCGAAGGCTGGGACCCCGGGGCTGCCGTTCTGGATATGACCCCCGCGGCAGGGAACCACGAGCGCTACCTGGCGCGATTCGTTGCCCACTACGCTGGCGATGGCTCAAAGCGAACGCCAACCCAGTGGCGGCAGGCGTACCGCAAGTGGGCCGTGAAGGATGCGCAGGACGACCGCGCCAACCCATCGCGTGCCGGAAACCGCAAGCCTCCCCAGCGCCAGCCCGACGACCCAAGCGTCAACGTCGAAGACTTCACGAAGCCGTTCGATCACCCTGACCGCGCGCGGCGCTTTCAGGGGGCACCATGAACGCATTCGCTCAAGCGCTCGATGGGCTACGCGTCATCTCAGACGATGCCGACGCGGATCGAGATCGGGCCCTGCGTAAAGAGCAACTCATGGCGACCTGGGAGCGGGTGCCGCGTGGGATGCATAAGTTCTCCACCAGTCCGAAGTTCGAGCGGGCCATCGCGGAGTGGCAACCTGGAACCCCAATGGTGCTGCTCGGGCCAACCGGAGCAGGTAAGACCTCAGCGGTCGCTCGCCTCGTTGCCCTCCTTTGTCGCAATGCCGCCGATCAGGGGGGCGACGTGTTTGCCCTGGCCCGCAGCATTTTCTGGGTTCGCGCAGACGAACTCACGTCAGCGGGCGGGGCCGAGCGCGACGAGTCGGCATCCAAGCTGATGCTGCGGTCGGAGATGTGCCGTCTACTGGTTCTCGATGACGTCGCTTCCTCTAGCAAGACGCTGCTGCGAATTCTTCAACGTCGATATGACGGACGGCGTGAGGTTATCGTCACAGCTGGCGCAAGGAACGCAGTGGAGCTTGCAACAACACTTGGCGGCCATGCCCCGCTGCGCTGGATTCTTGAGGGCGGTAAGCAGCCTGGAAAGGTGGTGATTGCATGATCGACGTCAACAAATTCTTCCCACACGACCCGCGCATGAGCGAGGAGGAGCGAGCGCGCACGCCGTTCCCAGAGGCCCTCCGCGGTTACGCCGATCGGCAGCTCGCGCAATACGCGTTTGACGGGTGGCTCGCCTCCAACCCCGAAGCCGCGCGCAAGTTCGCGAGTAACCCGCAGGAGCGCACCCAGTGACCGAACCAACCCTCAACCTCATCCCCGAAGCCGAGCCCGAAGCCGCATCGCACCGTTCAGTCGGAGCGCGCATCGGACTGCCGTTGTTCAACGGGGATAACTGCAATATCAATTGCCCAAAACTTGGCACGCACCTCGATCAAGCCACCTGCGCGATCTCCGTTGGTGAACTGAGCTGGGCGAGGAACCCGGAGCGTGGACTGCGAATCTTCCGATCGGATGAGTGCAAGGACCGGTACCCCATTCAGGTGAGTGCCACAACGCAACCCGAGCGAATCAAGTCAACGATGGAGTTGTATGCAGATGACGCGCTGGAAGCCCTGGAGCTAAAAAGGCTCACTGTTACACTCCAATCCGAAAACACCGCCCTCCTCGACACCATCGCCAAACTCGGCGCACGCGTCACCCATCTGACCGAGCAGTGCACCGCGCTGCAAAACGCCAACACGGCCATGGTGAACGACCGCCGCGCCAACGATCTGACCCTGCAGGTGACCGAGTTCCACAACGCGTTCGGTTACCCCGTGCGCCACAAGCTCACGACTCCGACCAAAGAGGAAGCAGCGCTCCGGCTTCGACTCGTTACCGAAGAGTACATCGAGCTCATTGAAGCGCACGGCGCACCCATCGCGCTCTGCAACGCGCTCAAGCGACACGTCGAGTCTTGGATCAACTGGCAGCTCGGTGGCCCCGGGTTTGACATCGACCTCGTCGAGGTGGCCGACGCACTCGGTGACATCGATTTCGTCAATCAAGGAACCAGGTTGACGTACGGTATCCCGAGACAGCCAGTCGCAAACGAGATCTCGAGATCCAATCTCGCCAAGAAGGGCGGGGGGGTCGACGAGCGGGGCAAGCTGAGGAAGCCTCAAGACTGGGTTGGTCCAGATATACGATCAATTCTGAGGCAGTATGAATAACGGGATTTGTTTATGTGGTTGCGGGCAACCGACGCCGCTCGCGCGAAAGACCAGCACTAGAGATCGCACTGTAAAAGGTGAACCGGTTCGGTTTATTGTTGGACATGTAAAACGAAAACCGAATGTAAAAAGAGAATACATTTGCGCGTGTGGGACAGCCTTTCTCTCGCCGAGAAGCGACGCCAGGAGCTGCACCAAGTGCCAGCGCGTACGACGCAACGCCAATGCTCGCGACCGTGGGCGAGCGGAGAGGAGCACTCCCGAGTATCGCCAGAAGTACAGGGATTACATCCTGAGGCGCAAATACGGGATCACTAGTGATGAGTTTGCGGACTTACTGCAAAGCCAGGAAGGTAGCTGCGCTATCTGCGGGACGCAGAGACCAAGGTCAAACGGAGCAAAAACCTGGCCAGTTGATCATGACCACAAGACCGGTGAGGTGAGAGGGGTACTATGTTCACCTTGTAACCTGATGATCGGATTGAGTAGCGACGATCCTGAGGTTTTGCAATCAGCTGCAGTTTATCTGGAACTCGCCGACGCAAAACGCGAGATCAAAGAACTCCACACCCAGCTCACGAGCGTCGTGCAGGCCATGCAGCAAGTCGACATCGATTGTGCGTTCCTGCCTGATCGCGTCTCCATCTACATCCACGCGCACGCCCGTTTGATCGAGCAGGTGTGTCGGATTACCGGAACGGATCCAAAGACCACGACGGTCGAGCAGGCGTTTGCAGCACTAGCGAAGCTGCCGAGCGCCGAAACGGAGACAGCATGACCCTCACCCCCAACACCACCGTCAAAGGCGCACTCCTGCTCTTCCGCAAGAGCGCGTCGATGTGGCGAGTCAAATGCGCGTGCGAGATCGAGTTCAACCGCCGTGAGCGCGCGATCCTGGCGGCGCGCGTGCTCGAATGCGACGAATGCTCGCGACGGCGTCGTGACCAGGCGCTCAGGCGACTGGCCCACAAGGAAGAGCGACCCGCGACGATCGAACTGTTCGTTGGTCTGGAGCTTCGCGGCTCCACGCTCGTGGGTCGCAGCGCATACGACTCGCGACTCTGGAATGTGCGCTGCAACTGCGGCGTCGAGTTCACTCGTAGCGACTCGCTGCTCCGTCGCCGCATGCAAGCCCGGTGCGACAGCTGCCGCAAACACGAATGGGACAAGGCGCATGAGGTGAAACCGCGGCAAGGCAAGTACTGCGGGACGCGCGAGGGTTTGGGCCACCGACGCGAGCCGTCGGGCTGCGTGGAATGCGGAGAGCCGTTCGTCGCTGAGGTGTTGGAGTCGCTGACCGGTTGGGAGCGGAGTGAAGAACCGGAAGGGGCGCGATTGTGAACCGTCGCGGATTCTTCAGCGCATGCGTGGCTGCTGTAGCGGCGCCCGTCAACACGAACCCTGTCGATGCCGTGCAGGACGCGCTCGTCGCTTGGGACAGCGCTGACGTTGTTCTGGTTCAGCCGTCCGCGCAGGTGACACTCCACGGGTTCGACACCGGGCCGCACCCATCGAAGCTCGTGTGCGCGACTTGCGGAACCGTGTTCATGTCGTGCTCAACTGAGGCGACGCAGCCGCGAAGGTGGTCATTCCAATGAAATCCTGTCGCCCTGAGATCGTGGAGGTCACGGTTTACCCGTGGAACGACATGACTGTTGTCTACGTCTTGTTGGTCGCGGTCGCCTGTCTTTACGTTGGTTTCTGGAATAGCGAAACAAACCCGAGCGCGCTCCAGAAGTCCGCGCGCTATGGCGCAGCGATCGTGTGGCCAGTGGCCGCGCTGGTGTTCGGCTGTGTCGCGCTAGCGGCACTGGCTTACCGGGCGCCCATTGCAATCACCCAACTGTGGAGAACCTTGCGCGGTGACGCGCTTGCTGAGGCTGAGGCAGTTTCGAAGGAGAGCGATCGATGATTCCGGAGCATTTGAAGAGTGAGGCTTGGAGTGGATTTATTGAGGACGAACCAGTGGTCTTACGCCTCGCCGAGACGGAGGATGGCCTCGTGCTGCAAGGCACATCAGCCTCGGGTCGCGCCTGGGAGTACCCTGCGCACATCAACGAGGATGGCGTGCCAGTCGCGCGGGTGCCGATCGCTCCGGTTAGGCATGTCATTTGTGTCGTCACGCGGGAGATCGGATCATGAGCGACTTTGCCCCCGGTGAACTAGTCGCAGTCACGTGGGTCATCAGTGGCTACCACCTCATGTCGGTGAGGCAACCTGGTCAATCCGAGCTGGAATTTCGGAAGCACTGCGATGCCGTCGAGAGGAACGTGCCTGGGATTACCTCATTCGGGTTGCATTACTCGCCCGGCGGAAAACCGCTTGCGTTGCACATCATGACGACGATTCGCCCAACGCATCAGGAATCACCATGACCGACCAAACCCTACCCGACTCACTCGAGATCTGCGGCGTCGAGTTCAAGCGTTTTGGTTCACTCAGAGCGACGATAGGTCGGTTCGAGTTTGAGCTTGGACTGACCGCGGAAGTGTTCATGCCAAGCAGCCGATATTGGACGCGTGTTCGAATTGAAGGTAGCTACGAGAATCGCGGCGGAGGTCAACACAGGACACTGGATGAGGCGGTTGCGTACCTGAGCAACAGCATCGTTATGGCGCTCAGTAGGCAGGGCGAAGCAGACGAGAATCTTGAGCGAGCTACCCGGTGGATTGCCGCGCGAGCGCGCGGGCACATTGTGGAGGTGACCCGTGGGTGAGACCAGCGAATCGCTCCCTATTGGACTTGCCGCGCTAACGAAACAGCTCGGTTCGTTCGATCTGTCCGGTGACAGGCGCCTTGAATGCATCGAGCAGAATGAGGACACCTTCCTTGCGATGGTGTTGGGCAAACGAGAGAGCATGGCGCTGCGGATCCGGCGCGACGGAACGATCGCTGGTGAGCAGTGGTTCATCCAGGGGCGCAGGGTTGAGCCAACGTCACTTGATGTCCTGCATATTCACGGCGCCGTCGGCGCTGCCATGTACGAGGCGCAGCAACTGAAGTTTGGGATTCCTGGACAGATCGTTGCTGAGCCCGATGACCCAAGCGCTGCGGCGCTAAAAGCCGCCAACGCGGGCATGCGTCCCGTGAATATCAAGTTCATCAACGGCCACTTCGTTCCAACGCGGGAGCGCGGAGACGGTTTCGTCATGGTGCCGCGAGACTTTGATTTTGAGGAGACGAGTGATGGTTGAAGCACCGAAGATAAGCGCTGAATTGCAACACGTGGCAACTGCGCTCAGATCAACGGCCGACGAAAGTTGGATCGAAATCAAACATGGATGCCGCATGCCGGGCATCGACGATTGGATACAGACGTTCACGCGTGACCAATACGACAGCACGCAAATTTGGAAGACGTATCGGTTCACAGAGAACGCTAAGGACAGCGGCGAGATCGACCGCCAAGACTTCGTGCGCGCGGCCTCCGGCGCATATTCGACCTACTGGAGAATGCTCGCGCCGCCGAATGAGATTCCAGCGGTTTACCCGGAGCCGCCACCACTATTCGTCCCACAGCTTCGGAGTGTCGGCCAAGCAGGAGACGCGCCGTGACCCGCGAATGGCACGTAGCCCCCTGGGGTGATGATAACGCCGATGGTCTGACCGTTGAGACGGCAGTGACGGGAGCGGCGGCTGTCCCTGGGGGCAGCGGCACTGTTTACCTGTACCGCGGAACACGTGAAGAACCGCGGTTCACTGGAATGTGCCCCAAGAGCACGTTCGATGCGATCGTTGAGAAGCTCGCATTGTTAGACAAGGGCGAACTCGCGAATGAGGCGGATCGGGCGCGTCGGCTAATCTGGGATCACGGAACCTATTCGGGCGGCGTGCCTGTCGCAACGAAGGCACCCAGTGGCAACCGCAACGGTGGCCGCTCATGAACGCAAAGTTCTCACTGGATCGCGAGGGCGCGCTCGTCGTCGATCAGTGCGACGGATCGCCGAAGTTCGTGATTCGCTTCAGTCCTCCGGGCGAAGCGATTCGGTTTGCCAAGATGCTGGGTGCGTCGGTCGACACGTCCGAATTCGAGAGAGAGCGTCAGGCGCGCATTGAGCAACTGAAGCAGCAGCTCGCTGAACTGGAGGCATTGTGAACTACCGCCGCAACCTGCTGGGTCCAGCGAACTCCTCACCTGGTGACTGGGCCTCGCGCTACATCACCGAACTGAGTTGCGGCGAGACCGTTTCGTTTCGCCCCCGAGGTAGTTCGATGGAGCCGATCATCAAGTCTGGGCAACTCTGCACGGTTGCTCCGATCGAGCCCTACGATGTTAACGTCGGAGACGTCGTGCTGTGCGAGGTTGGTGGTAAGCAGTACCTGCACGCCGTGGCTGCCACGCGCGATGTCGGGAACGGATCGCGAACATTCCGCCACTTCCAGATTCGCAATAATCGTGGATTCACGAACGGGTGGACAACGAAGGTTTACGGCAAACTCGTTCGAGTTGAGTCATAGTCGGAGAACGCATGCTGATTTTCAACCAAATCATCGATTGCATCGTGCGTGTCAGTGGCACGGGTGAGCGATTCCCGTGTCAGATGCGGCTCCGTTGGGACGATGGGCGACGCATGGTGTACTGCTATGAACGCCCGTTTTGGGAGCAGACGGCGGAGTCGGCTGAGTTCACCTTGAGCGGGCAGATCGAAGACGGGGAGAGGCTGGTGGGTGCCCAGAGAGTTCGGAGCGCCGTCGAGGTGACGTGTCGCTTCGGGGCCTTTGGTGCAATTGGCACGTCGATATCATGGCTCGGAAGCGCCATCACTGAGATGGAGCTCCACGTCGTGAGCTTCCCGAAGAAGATTGTGCCACGTGTCGCTCCTGAACGGAGTTGCGCGGGATCGCACTGGTGAAGACCGTGGCCTAGCCAGTTTCCCGACCAAGCCTCCAGGCCCTGCACCAGGAGGTTTACATGCAAACGACCCAGACTGCAAATCCGCCCAAGGCCGAGAAGAAGTACGAGACCCCGCCCCCGCCACTCGCGCGCGGGCAGCACCTGTTGACAGCGTTGTTCCGCAGCCCGGTGACGCTGGGCGACAAATCCCCAATCGGCGCAGTTCTGGAACGAGCTGCATTGTTCGCCGATCACTCCGTCTGGGACTGGGACAAGAACGAGGTCGGCATGCGTGTGAGCGTGATGCGTCGTTCCTGTAGACGGTGCCGCGGCACAGGTCTCGATCGCGAGAAGATGCTGGCTTGGGAGGAGCGCAAGGAGACGTTCGAGGCGCTTTTCGGCAAAGAGCGGGACTACGAGGAGTTTTGCAAGAAGTCGAAGTGTGAGCGCTGCAGCGGCTCCGGAGAGGTCGGCGGCAGGACTTCTGAGAACGAGATCACAGTCGGGCGACAGGGTGTGACTCGAGGCTGGGTCGAGATGCGTGAGCCCACTGACGCGGCCGTCATGACGCTGGCGCAAAGCACACGCGTGATGATTCGGGTTGGGCAAATGAACCCGATCCACAGACTCGCCCTGCTCATCTACCACGGCGAAGAGGGCGACCACTGCGAGGGTCAGCATGCCAATCGTCTAACGTCGATCATGCCGCTCGCGTGGAAGTCGGCGACGAAGTTGTTGCTCTCAAAGGCTCAGGAGCACGGCGCGAAGAAAGGTATCGTCGAGACGTACAAGCGGCTCACCGAGAACTTCCGTGCAATGGACGAGCGCCGTTCGCAGTTCATCAAAGGCGAGCAGAGCGCACATGAGCTGCTTTGCGCCGCAACCGAATCGTGGGGCGTCGCCTACGACGAAATCCTCGAAGCTCGGCGCCGGAAGGTCATCGACCTGGTCGAGAAGACGCCCGAACTCGTAGGCGACATCGAGACCGCCGAGGAGCCAATGGACTTCAGTGGGCGCCGTTTCGAGACGCGCGTGGAGGCGCACTGATGGCGACCCAAGACTGCCAGTCTGTGTCTGAAGAACGGAAAATCAGGCACGGGAGGCGAAAAAGGGCCCGAGCGCGCGCCGCCCTCGGGGAGATCGACTGCGCCGAAATCGTTCGCCGCGCCGAGATGGAGGGTGACCCTGACGAGAACCGTCGGATGGTCAGAACCATGCTCGAAGACCTCGGGATTGCGCACCAGAGAAAGCGCCCACGGGGCAAGGTTTACACGACTCTGGAGGAGCTCCGTATCCACGCCAAACACATATGGGTCCTTGTGTTGAAAGAGTGAATTGTGGACACGTTTGGACAAGTCTGGACATGTTTGGGGTGAGAAAGTTGGCCTAGTACCTGTAAGGGTCGCGACGGGCTGCAGTTCACCAGAACCGCTCAGCCAGCAACCCATCCCCTCAAAGCGCGGGACGGCGGTTCGGATTCGCCCCTGCGGAACGTCATGCCCATGGAACAGGAGCCCAAGCGCTCCAAGAAGTCCCCCGAGCAGAAGGCGAAGGAGCTGCTGATCGAGCAGCGTCGCGTCAAAGTTGCGGAGCTCAAGCTCAAGGCCAGGTCGGTGCGGGCAATCGCCCAAGAACTCGGTGTTGGCGTCGCAACGGTTCAGCGGGACATCGAAGCCGTGTTCGCCCGTACCCGAGAGTTCGCCAATGCAAGCATCCGGGCCGAGCGGGCTATCAGCCTGGCAAGACTCGAGGTCGCAACCGAGGCGATCATGCCGGCTCTCGAAGCTGGTGGGCGCGGTCTACCGGAAGACGAAAACGGCGCAGCAATCGATCCATTCGATTCGACCCTCGATGCCGTTGACCGCCTCGTCAAGCTCGACACCAGGCGCGCCAAGCTGCTTGGTCTCGAGGCTCCGCAGGCCATGGTCGTGACAGCAGTGGACCAGGGCATCGCTCACATTTTGAACGTCGCACAGCGTGTCCTCCCAGCAGAACACTTCGAGCGACTGGCTTCAGCAATCGCTGCGGAGAGTAGCGAAAGCGAAGCTGGCGAGTCTGAAGAGCAACGAGTGCACTGACGCGACAGCAGAACTGATCGCGCGCTGGCACGACGATCCCGGGCTCTACGCTTGGGAGCGACTCGGCACTCGTCTGCATGACAAGCAAGTCGAGATTGCGCTCGATGTCGCGCGCTACGCGCACGTCTGCGTTCACTCGGGACAGAAGACCGGCAAGTCTCGCGGCGCAGTTTGCACTGGGACTTGGTGGTGTGAAACTCGAGAGCGTGCCCCCGTCATTCTGACGAGCACGACCGAGGACCAGGTCAAAGACATCCTCTGGGACGAACTCAGAGAGGTGCTCCGCGCGGTCGCTGAAAAGCCGTCCGCTACTGAGCCATGGGTTCTCGAAGCGCTTCGGCTGCTTCCACTCCCGTCGCTTCCGCTCGATCCGCGACGCGGCATCCAGTCGCCACTAACGCACAACTGGCTGCGTGGTCGCGTAGCTGGCACTCAGGAAGGAACGGCCGGTTTCTCCGGCGCCAACATCCTGATCATTGCCGACGAAGCGAGCGGCATCAAAGAGACATTCTTCGCCGCGTTCGAAGGCAACACGGCAGGCGGCGGTCACCAGCTTCTATACGGTAACCCGACGCAAACATCGGGAACGTTCTTCGAAGCGGAGCGCCAGCAGATTCGGGGCGAGCCTCCGAATGAAACAGGCGTTTGGAAGTTTCACCGGCTCCGTTCGGTCGACGCTCCCCTGTGGATCGTTGGACGCGAATGGATCCCTGGGCTCGCAACACCAGAATGGTGCGAGCAACGCCGCAAGCAATGGGGCGTCGATGACCCGCGCTACCAGGTGCGTGTCCTTGGTCGCCCGCCATCGCAAGCGGCCAATTCGGTCGTCGCGCTGCTGCTCGTCGAGCAAGCGGTCGAGCGATGGCCAAGCTGTGCGCCGGATGGCCCTATATCCCTCGGACTCGACGTCGCGCGCTTCGGTGATGACCAAAGCGTAGCACAGCCAAATCGCGGATCGCGAGCGCTCGAAGCTCGAGCTTGCTCTGGCTTCGATAGCATTCAAGTCGCCGGCATGGCGCTTGACGTGATCGTTGCGAACAAGCGCGTCGATGAGCCCGCGTGCATCACGGTTGACGTCGGCGGCGGCTACGGCGGCGGAGTTGTTGACCAGCTTCGCGTAATGCTCAAGGAGCACACGCGACCGGACATTCAACTCGTCCGTGTGCACGAGTTCAACGGCTCGGCGGCTGCAAGGGATCCGCAATACGTCAACGCCCGAGATGAGGCGCTATTCGGTGTCGGAGAGTGGCTCAAAGAGGGCGGCTCGATACCTCCGGACGATGAGTTGCAGGGCGACATCCTGGCCCCGCAGTACTCGTTCGACACGAAGGGTCGCCGCAAGGTCGAGCCCAAAGATCAAATTAAGAAGCGACTCGGACGCAGCCCCGACAAGGGTGACGCGCTCGCCATCGCAATCTACGGCGCCGGTAACCAGATGACGGCAGTGGTGCCGCGTCAACCGCGTCCCGCCTCGCGCTGGGGCGATGACACGAACGCCCGAGGCTTCTAAGTGTGGGAATCTGGGAACGCATTACTTCGCTGTGGTCTCCGCGTGAGACCGTCGGCGCAGCGGCAATTGAGCCGCGTCAGCTCGAGCAAGGTGTAAACCGAAGCCCGAAATCGATCACCAAGCGAGTGATTGATCCTGAGGCGCTCGCGTTTCAGATCACGCGCATCGGTGGTCATCTAACACCACAACGCGTTTCCGCGATTCTTCGCGCAGCCGATCACGGCGACATCTACGAACTCGTCGCGCTCGGTAACGAGTGCCGACAGAAGGACTTCGATCTTCAGGCGGCGCTTGCGGCTCGCGAGGATGGCGTGTCGGGTCTCCCGTACGTCATCTGCGAACCCGAGAACGCGACGCCCAAAGAAGTCGAAGCCACCGAGCTGGTCCGCGCGGCACTGACGAAGCTCGACGCCCTAGCAGGCTCTAGCCCCGGGTCGCTTTCGATTAGCGGACTCGTCGCGCACCTTCAGAGCGCCAACTTCTTCGGCTTCGCTGCCGCGGAGACGCGCTGGGCTTGGTCGGGCGGTTACCTGCTGCCAACCCAGATCTGGCCAATCGCTCACTCGCGCTTCCGCTTTCGGCAGAGCGACGGACGACTCGTCCAACAGGACGCCATCAATCCGGAAGCGGCAATCGATCTCGTTGCCGACTATCCGCTCGGCAAGTTCATCCAGCACCAGCCGCGGATGACCGGCGATGTTGCGTGCCGCGAAGGACTCATTCGAGTTCTCGTCTGGGCCGCGCTTTTCCGCAACTGGACACTCAAGGACTGGCTCGTTCTTGCTGAGATCGGGTGGAAGCCCTGGCGTAAGGGCATCTACAAGAAGGGCGCGGTCAAAGAAGAGATCGATGCGATCGTCGCCGATCTCGAGCGCTTCAGTAGTTCAAACGTCCTCGTTCACTCCGAAGACGTAGACATCCAAACGGGCACGTCAGCACCAGGCAATGGCTCGGGCAAGAGCCAGCACCGAGAGCTTCACAGCTACATCGGGCGCGGCATCTTCAAGGTCGTGCTCGGAAGCGCCGACGCCATCGAAGAGGGCGAGAACGGCGCGCGTGCCGCCACCGAAACGCGCAACGAGAAGTTCGAAGCGAAGCTCGAGCTCGATGCGTCACGCAACTCGCAGACACTGAGCGCTCAGCTCGTCGCCGCGATCGTTCTCTACAACTACGGATCAAGCGTCCGCCCTCCGACGCTCGAACTTCAGACGCAAGACGCCGTCGACATCGAGATGTTGTCGCGCGCGGTCCTGAACTTCAGGAAGGCATCGCTGCCGCTGTCACGGTCGTGGATTTACGACCAGGTGGGCGGCGGGAAACCGATCGATGAAGAAGACGCACTCACCGCGGATGCGGCAGACGACACTAGCGCTGCCGCTTCAAGCGATCAAACCGCAGCCTAACCTGAAGACCCTTCTCTCCGACAAGGAGCGTTTTGGGTTCGACGGTTGGGGCGTTCGCGCCGAGGACACGTTAGGCGAGACGATCGAGATTCGCATCTACGACGTCATCAGCGATTGGTTCGGCGTTAGCGCCAGCGAGATCGCGGCCAAGCTCTCCGAGTTCCCGAACGCCAAACAGATCAACGTCAGAACGAATAGCCCGGGAGGCGACGCGTTCGCCGGTGTCGCCATCTCGAACCTGCTTCGGCAGCACAAGGCGAATGTCACTGGATACGTCGATGGCTATGCGGCATCCGCCGCGACCATCGCTCTGATGGGGTGCGACGAGATCTACATGGGCGAAGGCTCGATGTGGATGATCCACCAGCCGTGGACATTCGCGTACGGGAACGCCGAGGACTTCCGCGACACCGCCAACTTCCTCGACAAGGTTAACGCGCAGATGATCGATCTCTACACCCGGTTCACGGGTGCCGAGCGCGAACACATCGCCGAGATGGTGAACGCGGAAACGTGGCTCTCAGCCGACGAAGCTGTCGCTGAAGGGTTCGCCGAGAAGGTCCTGCGCGAAGAGCAAGACGCTGGTGAAGCAGATGGCAGCGCGAGCAATCGCAGCAAGCGATCCGCCAAGTCGGAAGACACGGCCAGCGACTACGTGCGCGCACTGAACACCGCATGGCGCAGCGCCAACGCGACGGCCGCGGCGCTCAATCAAGCAACGAAACAACCGCCCGCAGAACGCGTGGCTCTTTCGAAAGAATCGAACAACATGGACAAGTCCGAAAAAGACGCGTTCGAGGCCCAGATCACGCTGCTGAGCAATCAGCTCAAGGAAGCGAACGACAAGGCCACGGGTGCAAGCAACAAGGCCACCTCACTCGAGACCGCCAACGCAGAACTGAAAAATCAGCTGGTCGAAGGCGAGAAGGTGCTGGCCGAGGCTCGAGCGACCATCAAGGCGCACGAGACCAAGATCACGGCGCTGAACGAACAGGTCGTCAAGGCCGAGGTCAACGCCCTCGTTGGTGACAAGATCACCGCCGATGAAGTCGATCGCTTCACGCGGCTCGCGTTGAAGGACAAGGACTTGTTCAACGAGATGATCGCGTCGCGTCCCGCGATGTCGCTGAAGGATCGCGTCGTCAAAGACCTGCCGGCAAGTGCGAGCGCAACTGCCGCCGCGGCCGTCACCGACGACGAAGTCGATCCGCTCGAAGCTGCAATCAACAAGGCGAAGTCGGCGGCCTGAGCGCGCGGCGTAAACCTTTTCCGACAACTCAAAAGGCTAAACGAACATGGCAACCCGTGCTTTGGTCAATGACACGTATCTGACTCGTGAGCGCTACAAGGTAGCGTCCGGTCAAACCTCCACCTTCGGGATGGCGGTACTCCTTTCTGGCGCCGACGATGAAATCGGAACGGCGGGCGCGGCAAGCGATCTGGCCGTTGGCGTCGCTCTCGAAACCAAGGCGGCTGGTGAGTACTGCGAAGTCGGTCTCCTTGCCCCTGTCGTCGAAGTGCTCGTTGGTACCGGCGGCGCAACGCGCGGCACCAAAGCGAAGCTTGTGGCCGACGGGTTTACGAATGCGGGCACCGCAGCCGAACCCGGAACCACCGCTGTGCCGACGTACGGCATCTTCATGCAGACGGGCGTCGCCGGTGATCGCGTCGGGCTGATGCTCGGATACGCGATGCGCGCGGTGTGATCCCGTAGCCATCACTTCTTTCAAGAAAGAACAATCAAGCAATGGACAAGAACGACGTTCGTCCCATGAGCTGGGAAGAGCTCAAGATCCTGCAAGGTGGTCCGCGTCTCGCGACCTACCAGCGCGAGCGACAGGCCATGGATCTCGTGCTCAACAGCGACGCTCCAGAGCACAAGGCTGCACGCGCCGCGTTCACTCGGACCATCAAGGCGATGACGCCCGGTCAGGTGCACGTGAATCGCCCGCTCAGCAATTTGGCGATCGCGTACGCCAACGAGGAATACATCGGCGATCTACTCATCCCCGAGGTCAAGGTCGAGAAACAGGCCGACTCATTCTACGAGATGAGTCGCCGCGACTTCACAGCATACCCGAGCGACAACCTGTCGGTCGAGGGTGAGGCGAACAAGATCTCGCGTTCGCTGACGACCCAAAGCTACTTGTCGGTCGACCACGGCTACAAGGAGTCGGTCCCGCTCTCGACGATCGAGAACCAGGACGAGGTACTCGACGAGTTCGTGGCCGCGACCGAGAACACGGCGGAGGGCCTCGCGTACCAACGTGAAGCCCGCCAGGTCACGCTGCTCACCACGGCCGGCAACTACTCAGGCAACACGACCGCCGTCTCGACGGGTTGGTCGACGGGCGGCACGCCCATCGCGGATGTGCAAACCGCGCGCGCCGCCATTTGGCAGGGCGCTGGTCCGTCGCGCGTGCTCGGTTTCTGCTCGCTCAACGTCTACAACATCCTGGCGAAGCATTCGACCATGTTGGCGATCTTCCGCTACGGGCCAGAGGCGAACGGGCTTGTGACGCCCAAGATGATCGCCAACGTGTTCGGGCTCGATGACCTGTTGGTCGGCAAGGCCTGGAAGGACACGGCGAACATTGGTCAGTCCGCGTCCTACTCGCGCATGTGGGGCGACGTCTTCGGCATCGTCCGCGTCATGAAGGGCACGGCAACGCGCAATCGCAACGCCGGTTTCGCCGCGCGCTTCACCTGGAAGCGTCCTTCGACGAAGATCGATCTGCGTCCGCTCAACGGAGTGTCCGGCGGTTACGTCGTGCAAACGACCAGCTCGGACATCGACAAGGTTGTTGGGGCGCCCACGGGCTACCTATTGACCAACGTGGGAGCCTGACGTGGCCGGCTCGAACAAGCCGAGCGACAAGCCCGCCGAGAGCACCGCGCGAGCCGTGCCCGAGGTCGAGGTTCAAGCGCCCGCGCCCAAAGCCGCGAAGCCAACGAGTGACGACGACGTTGTCGAATGCGTCGTCACCGAGTTCGGCAGGGTCGACAACTGCGGACCCGGAGAGAGCATCTTGCTCACCCGTAAGCAGTTCGAATCGATCAACGCGAACGGCGAATACCTGAAGCTCGTCTGAGAAACGCTGTGCCGTATCCACTGATCGAACAAGCGCAACTCGAAGCGCGCGTCGGCAGGGTCACGGTGCAGCGTGTGCTTGATGACGACAACGTCGGCGAAGCCGATCCTGAAGCCGTCAGCCGTATCCTGAAGGATGCGAGCTCGAAGGTCTTGGGGGGCATCCGCGGCAACTACCCGGTCGACGAGATCAAGGCGATGGCCTCGGAGCAAATGCCCGAGGAACTCGTCCGCGTCACGCTCGACCAGGCCGTAGCCATGTTGGCGCAGCGCTACCCTGAGGTCATGCAGCGTGATTGGGTCGCGCTCATGAAGCAAGCGGACAGCGACTTGAAAGAGTTGCGGCTCGCCAAGCGGGGGCTCGACACCGATGGCGCACCGGAGCCACCAAAGAACGCTCAGGCGACACTCGTCGCATCCATAGCCAATCCTCGAGTCTGGGGCTGCGGTTTCGGCTCCTTCTAATGTTCATCGCTGGCGTTGACCTCCGCGAGTTCGACAAGCTGGTCGCGAGAACCGCACGCCAGCTCGAAACCGCGATGTCGACGGAGACACTGCGGTCTGCAGAGCGCGGGGCAACCTACGCGCGCAGTCACCACCCGCACAAGCGGCGCACCGGTAAGCTGACGTCGAAGGCGATGCTCTACGCGCGACGCGTGCGGAGCGATCGCAATGGCGCGACGGCTGAGCTGCGCAATGACGCGCCTTACGCCCGATACGTCGAGTACCCAACGCGGCCCCACATCATCCGCCCCAAGGAAGGCCACGGGTTCGTCGGTCCCCTCAAGCGCGGACAATCACGGCGCGCCATTGACGACATTGGAACCCACCGCGTTGCCCTTCGCTGGTACGTCGGAGGCCGAGCCGTGTTCGCCAAGATGGTCCGGCACCCCGGTACTCCCGGATTCGCATTCATGCGACCCGCGGGGCACGAGGCGGGACGCGAGCTCGAACGAGCCCTGCGACTGCGCATCCGCAAGATTTCGAAGGACGTGTGGAAGAGCCCATGACCGATCTGGAGTTCGCCACGGAGCTGGCGTCGCGCATGAACGCGCTGATTGCTGAGCCAGGAAAGCTCGGCGACGTCTCGCGTCTCTTCCAAGTCAACGCTCCCGAAGGTCACCTACGCGTCGAATCGATGCTGCAGGACATCTGCGGTGAAGCTGATCTGACAGTCGTCATTGAAGACGGCGACGCTGAGATCGTCTCATTCTCGGCGGCATAAGAGTTTTGGGCTCGAATCGGTTTCGACGGGGCCAGGAACAGTAGAACGTGCAGGCGAGCGGCGATGCTTCCGCTCTGAACAACGCATCAACCCCAATTGCGAATGACAACGCAACTGCTCTGCCCGTAGCGGCTTGAGCCATACCACGCGGGACTGGGCAGCCCTGCGTGGAGTGTGAACCCTGCCCAACTAGCTTGTGTGTTGCCAAGGAACACTCTGGTGGAGGCGCTGGGCAACCAGCTCCCAACGCTCGCAAGAGCAAGTCGCCGGGTCACACCCGGACAAGCCTGTGAACGACGTTCTCTGAACCAGTCTCGGACCAGGGTTTCGATGCCCTGCGAGTCCACCAATTAACCCATGGCGCACAAACTAGGCGGCACTTCGCTGCCACTCATCGGTGCCGATGGGCTCGAGCCAAGATCCAAGGGCGCGGCTGGCGCACCATGGATCGGAACTCTCCTGGAGGGTTTCGCTCTCACGATCGAGCAGCAGTGCGGAGCCGCGTGGGCATCGCTCGCGCCGCGTGAGCCCATCTGCAAGACGCGCGTTCCGTTCAACCCGTTTCGCTACAAGTTTCAGTCGCAATGGCTGCCTGGTCTCTTCCTCTGGGTTGACCGCACGGCACCCACGGCTGTCGAGCGCATCGCTGCCGGCGTCTCGCTACGCACGCGAGAGCTGAATCTCCTGTGGATGCCGCCGCCCGCGCAGGGTCCAGGCAAAGCGGAGAACTGGGCAGAGTTCTGGGTCGCGCTCGACGGGGCCATCGAACTTGCGGTCAACACGCCGTTTAGTCCGTGGACTACCGAAGACGCGCTCGGGCCTACCCTGCAGGATGCTGCTGACCTCTGGAAACTGGAGCTCGGGCAAGGCGGCGAGCAGCCCATCCAACTCGAAGGTGTCCCGTCGCCGTTCGAAGGTTACCAGTGGAAGTTAACGGCGCAGCAGCAGGTCGTCTACGACCCCGCAGCTCAACCCGCGCCCGTCTCTCCTAACAAGATCTACGCGGACGTCGCGAACGCTCCGGGAACGCTCGTGCCTGACGGCATCGAGCACGACCCGAACGACTACGTGCTCGCCATCCGCTTGCCGCAATCCGCCTGGCAATGAAAAACATGAAGGTCTACCCCAATCCCTGGGGCGTTCACCCGTTGGCAGTGGCCAAGAAGAACGCCTCCAAGCACGGACTCGACGAGTTCGGGCATCCCGCGCGCACGGTCGGCTGGGACAAGAGCGTGGCTCACCCGATGCTCACCGAGTACGTGGGTGCCCATACGGTCGAAACGCGTGTCCTCGACGTCGTGCGCAACGGCGTTGTCACCCGAGAGGGCGACTTCGATTACTCGCTCCGTTCACCCAAGGGCCTCCACATCAAGGAGTTCCTGGGTGTTCGCGCGGACGATCCGGACTTCTGTCTGAAGTTCGCCTCAGCCGATCCCGTCGAAGTCCCGCAGACCAAGGTCTACATCGAGGCGCTCCAAAGCGGCGACCTGCTCCCCGGTGACGGCGTTGCCGCAAACCTCGCGGGTTACCAGTGCACGCCCGACGACTTCGAAGCGCTCGAAACGGTCGCGCGGTGGCTCGCTGAGCCCGCCGTCATCGCGGCCAAGCGTGCATCTCGCGGACTCACCCCTCTCGACTGGACCGTGGCTGAGCCCACGGAGAAGGCCTCCTAATGCTACTGCTACCCGGCGGAGTCACGGGATCGAGCAAGACGCCCGCTGCGCGCTCGGAAGTGCTCTACGCACAGAGCTCGAGCGGCATCGGTGATCGCCAGCGCTTCTTGCTGCTCGTTGGATCCAAGAGCTCGGCAAGCGCACTCACCGATTACGCCATCGACGATATCAACAGCGTCGATGAGGCAATCGGTCTCGTGGGCGCGGGCTCAGAACTCGCGGGCATGATCGAGATCGCGGGCAAACGCCCGGGTCTGAGCGCCAAGTACTGCGCGGTCCCCGAGAATGCTGCGGGCACGCAAGCGACCATCACGATCACGATCGGCGGTTCGTGGACGAAGGCGGGTTCCTGCGACGTTTGGATCGATGAGTACCTCATCCAAGTGCCGTTCCTGGTTGGCGGAACCGTCACGACGACAGCCGTGCTCGCCAAGAACGACATCAACTCGCGCTACAACATCTTCTGCGTCGCGACGAACTCGTCGGGCGTGTTGACTCTGACCGTCAACAACAAGGGCATCCGCGGCAACGACCACTTCGTCTACCTGGACAAGCGGCGTTTACCTGCAGGAGCCACCGTTGTGGCGACAGGCGGGACGGCGCTCACGACGGGCGCGGTGCCATTCAGTGGCGGAGCCGGCACGGACGCGTCGATTCTCGCAACGCTCCTCGCGGCAACCGTCGGCACGAAATACGACTACACCGCGTGGGCGGACAATTCGACCGCGAACGTCGACGACATTGCCGCGCAAGCGACCTCCAAGGCGGGTGCGTTTGGCGCTGGCACCGAGAATCCGATCTTCGGGTTTGCCGACACGGAGAGTGCTTCCGCGACCATCACGGACACGACCATCAATAACGTCTTCTGCCAAGGCGTGTGGATGTATGGGCGTGTTCACCCGTCGAAGCTCGCGGCCGCCATGGGCGCCTTGCGCGCCGTAACGGAAGCGGCGCCCGTAACCGACCTCGGCAATCCGAACGCCCGCTACGACAACGTCCAGCTGCTCGGCATCCCCCCGCACTTCAAGCAGGAGTTTAGCCCGAGCACTACCGTCACGGACGACGCGCTCAATCGTGGGCTCACCCCCATCATCACGCGCGGCAACGCGGCTTGCGTGTGCAGGTCAATCACGACGCGCTGCAAAGACGCGGCGACGGGTTACCCGGACTACAGCGTCCTCGACACGGGCGCGGCCGTTACGCCGCAACGCATCCGCGAAGAGTTCGACAACTGGTGGCTCACCGAGCACAGCGTTGCCAACCCCTACTGCGGGCCCGATGCGCCAAGCGGCGATCTGCCACCACCCGGCAAGTCCACGCCCAAGCTAGTGATAACCCGCCAGACTGCACGCCTGAAGGAGTTCGAGGCCCAGAACCTCGTCTCCTACGTCGACGATAACCCCGTGCTCGCCGAGTACAACGCGACGCTCAAGTGCATCGTCGTGAACATCCCGTCGCGGATCACGGCGCAGAACCACTCTGTCATGTCGGTAGTCCGACAGATCGCGAGCTGATAGCCAATGGCTGATAAAGTCGTTGCGGCTTCACTTTACCTGAAGTCCCGCATGATGGGCGACATGAAGCAGGCGTCGCTCAAGCTCAACAGCGGAAACGCCATCGAGCAGACGTCTGCGGGACCCGTCTTGAAAGTCGGGGCCAAAACGGGAACGCTCTCGTCCACCTGTTTGGTCGTGCGCGGCCGTGACCTCTACGCAACCGTCAGGTCCGCGTGGGAGAACAACGAGATCGTGCAAGTCATCATGGGGACGATTGGCACGAAGGCCGAGCAGGCCAACTGCATCATCAATTCCCTGGACGTCACGACCGAGTCGGCGAGCGGTGATCTCACCCTCGCGATCGAGTTCGACATCATGGGCGTCCCCACGGCCGTCTGATTTGGCCAAGCTCGCGACCCTCACGGCAGCGTCATCGATACCGACGCGCACGATCGACATCACGCTCGCGGGTAGCGCGACGGCCAGCCAAGTGGGCATCAGGTTACTGAGCGCCACGGAAGCGGCTGGCGTCTACCAACGCGCCAAGCGCGCGGCGCGTGAGCTCGGTTCGGAGGTGTGGGACCAAGACGATCCCATCTGCGAGCTCGAGCTCTACGTCGAGACCGTGGCGGCGTGTACGTTCGACATCGACGGCCCCGACGGATCCTTCGAACCGTGGGCGACCGCCGCGCAGTTGCGCGATGACCGCTCGATCGGTCAAGAGAATCTGGCGTTACTCTTTGAGGCCTACCGCGCCTTCGAAGAAGAGCACGCGATCCGCCCCGAGGACCTGAAGGGTGAGACTTTCCTCACGACGGTCATGAAGGCGGGTGGCGGCGACCTCCGCCCTTTAGAGCGTATGCGGCGGCGCACGCTAGTGGCCTTCACGGCTTCTTTGGCCGCCCAGCTTCGCAGCTCGACGATCGCGACGTGGCTGAGTTCCTCCGCCTCCGAGTCGAGTGCTGGCTCCACGCCAACGACACCTTCAGCGCCTGTGTAAAGGGCGCCAATAACGACAAGAAGGCGTTTCTCGCCGACCTCTTCCAATCCACTCTGATGCCTGCAAAACCGTGAAGCTCACGGAACAGCAATCGTCTCTCCCGCGGGAGGCGCCGGGCTGCGTGTTAACGCCCCCCGACGTGTTCGCCTCGACCTGGGAGTCGCGCCCCAGCGAGCCCGTGCTCCTGGGGCTTCGTCTCATTTCGGCGCGGGACCGCATCGACATTCGACGTCGCGCCAAGGAGTACGCGGACGGCGACGCAACTGAGTCGGGCAACTGGCTCGAATGCTACAATCTCGCGCTCATGCGTCTCTACGTGGCGCGTGGCCTCTGTGACCCCAACGACGTCAACAAGGCGAGCGACATCCTGCAGGCCCCCGACCATCAGGTCTGGTACGCGCTGACGGAGCTGGGGACACGGTGGCTGTTCGAAGAACTCGTCAAGAACGAGATCAAGCGTTCACCTCAGCATTTGCCCATTGAAGCGGACGACCTGCTTGAACTGGTCGAGCGCATTGGCGCGGGCGAGATCGCCGAGTTGCCGACGGGCCCCCAAGAGGAAGCGCGTCGCTACCTGAACGAGACGCTCTCGATCCTGCGGACTAGTTGAGCAGGCGCTCGACTTCGACGGCGGCCTCACGGCGCTCGACCTGCCCGGCCGATTCCTCGAGATCGGGCAGGTGGATGTCGGTGACGGGGTAGCCGTTGGCGAGTAACCGCTGCTTCGTCTCCAGCCAGTCGACCCGCTGCTCGATCACGTTGTAGTCGCTGGCGTCGGGATCGTAGCGCTTGTGCTCGAAGTGGAGGCGTTGCAGGTGCGCCAGGGCGTCTCGCCGCTGCACCAGCAGCCTGACGGGGCCGGGATCCCGGTAGGAGGCGCCTGGAGTGAGCGCCCGCACGAGAGCGACTCCTAGGCGGCGCAGCAGGCTCATGGCCGCAACCTAACCATCGTCTGTCCGCCAGGCAACCCCTTGGTCCCGGGAGGAGTTCCGTGTCCTTCCCCTCCGCGCGTGAGCCGCCCGGGGCCCTCTCTCCAAGACCGTCCGCCGGCTCCGTGCGGGCTCCAGCCGAACCTTTCCGAAGGCTGGGGCGAACGGGCAATTCTCGTGGGCGCACGGCGCGCCCGGAAAGGCAGTCATGTCCAATTTCGAAGTCATCCGGTTTCAGAGCGACGAGATCCAGGCGATTCGCGAAGGTGAGCAGGTTTGGGTATCGGTCAAACGGGTTTGCGAGAACCTGGGAGTGGCATTCAGTTCCCAGTTACAAAAGCTTCGAAAGAAGCGCTGGGCAGTTGTGTCGATGATCAACACAACTGGTCCGGATGGCAAAACTTATTCCGCTGCCTGCCTTGCGCTTGACTCGGTGCCTATGTGGCTCGCGGGCATCGACGAGCGCAAGGTGCGTGAGGACTTGCGAGACAAGCTGGTGGCCTACCAGCGCGAGTGCGCCAAGGTGCTCGCTGAGTACTTTGGAATGAAGCGCCACCAGTCAGCCTCTGATCAGGCGCTGGCGTCGATCCATGCTGAGATGTCGCTCTTGCGTGATTCGCAGGTAGCGGTTTGGCAAGCAGTCCTCACATGTCGGCAGATGATTGCGGAGCTTGGCGTTGGCGGCTGCATCAGTGCGGGTCGCTACGATCAGCTCAAAAAAGACATCAAGCACCTTGCTGATGTCGAGGTTGCCACCGGCAAATGGGCATCCGAAACCAAGGATCCAGGCAAGGCGGCGGTCTCCGATATCTATCGCGAGATGCGCGACGCAGCCGAATGGGGCAGCAAAGGCAAGCCATGGAGGGAGCTGCCGACTGCGCAAGAGCCGGTTGTGCGCTCGGTGCTCAATCGCCGCATGAAGGATGCGACCAGACGTCGTCCTGCTGCCAAGCGCACAAGCAACCAAGTCGTTATCCCGTTCCCAGCAGCGAAGAAGCCATGCTGATGATTCTGCAGGGGCTCAAGAACCAAAGAACCAAGATCCCAGGCCTGGTCCGCGAGGCGCGGGCTAATACGGGTGACCGGATAGGGGCAAACCCAGACAGTTGTAACACTGCTGGGTTTGAGGGCCTGTCAACTTTAACCGAGCTACGGCGAGACGTTCGCTTTTCACAGCCCCTTAGCATCCCACAGAACGCCTACTCACCGTGACACTACTAGTCATGACTGCTGTTCTAGAAACAGCGTGAGCGCACGAGTAGCATAAGTTGGCAGACGAAGCCATCAAGATCACGATCGGCGCGGTCAAAACCGCCTCCGTCGATCGGGTCTTTGAAAGCATCCGCAGGCAAGCGGCTCGCATCGGGCAGGACCTCAACCGGTTCCTGGATCCGTCGCGCGCCATGAAGGGCCTGCAGGCGTACAACAAGGAAATCCAGGCGACCGCTGGCGTCGTGAAGGCACAGCAACAACGCGTGCGCCAGACCTACAATGAGGAAGAGCGCCAGATGCGGCGCGTCGCTCGCGAGAAGGAGCGGGCCGAGCGGTTCGTTCATTCACTGCGAATGCGCTCGCTCGGCGAAGAGAGTCGTTCGCGCGATCGGGAAGAGCGTCGGCAGATCTCGACCATGCAGCGCTATGCGCGCATGACGTCGTGGCAGGCGGCGCGGTCGTTTGGGCATGGGCTCAATGCCGCTGGTCGATTCTCGCGTGAGATCGGTCGCGGCATTGGTCTGGATCTGTCGCCGGCCACGTACCTGCAACGCGCCATCGCCAATCAGTCGACGGCTATCAAGCTTTCAAACGCGGGCTACAACCCCAGCGACCCGCGCAACAACAAGATCGTTCCGCCAGAGGAGCTGCAACGCGATGCCATGAAAGTCGCGCACGATCTGAAGGGCACGATCACGACCGACGAAATCCTTGCCGGGCAAGGGCAGTATCAGAAAGTCGTTGGCGATTTGAAGGACACGCGCGCTTCGACGAAGGAGCTCTCGCGGATTACCGTCGCGACCGGTTCGGATGCTGGGCAGTTGTTTGGCACGGCCGGCATTCTGGCAAAACAGTTCGAGAATGATGGGATTGCTCCCGAAGAGCGACAGAGGCTCGTCTCGGGCATGATCCGAACGTTTGCGCGGCAAGGCCAAGAGGGCGCCGTCGAGCTCGAGGACCTCTCGAAGTACAGCTCGCGCATGGTTTCCAGCGCCGGCATGTACGCGGGCGACAAGGTCGATGTCATCAAGTCATTGGGTGCCATCGGGCAGGCCGCGCGCTCTTTCGGTGGCGCTGACTCTGCCGCGCAGGCGGCCACGTCCGTGGCTGGGTTGGCGAACACGTTTCAGACGGGCGCTCGCGCGAGAGCGTTCAAGAAGATCACCGGCAAGTCCGTGTTCACGGACGGAGGTAAGGTTCGCGATCCCATTGAGCTCATCAAGGACGCGCTCGTGTCGACCCAGGGCGACCCGCTCAAGTTCAAAGAGATCTTCGCCAATGTCATGGGCGCCCGAGCGGCGAACGGTATTGGCAATATCTACCGCGGCGCCTACGACAAGGCCGGCGGTGGTGCTGCCGGCAAGGAAGCGGGCCTGGCGGCAATCGACGCGTTCATGGAAAAGATGAAGAACGCGCAGGTCAGCGAAGAAGAGATCTCGAAGAAGATCGACCAAGTCGCGCAAGGGTACGAGGCACAGGTTAACGAGCTGAACACCACGTTCGAAGAGATCGCGACCAACTTCCTGCACGATTTCCTGCCAGTGCTCAAAGAGGTCAGCCCAGAGCTGAAGAAGCTGGGACACACACTCGGCGAGGTGACCACCTGGGTTGTAAGAAACCCCAAGGAAGCGATCGGTGCCGCGATCGGAATCTCGATCG